GGAGGAGGTGGTGCTGGAGGATTATTAATTGGAAACTTAGTTGCAAATACTGGAACATATACAATTACTGTAGGTTCTGGTGGAACTGGCGGAACTGGAGATGCTTCAAATAGTCCATACTCAGCACCAACTAATGGACAAAATTCTGTTGCTTTTTCATTAACAGCAATAGGTGGAGGAAAAGGTGGTAGATATGCTACTGCAACTGATGGAAATGGTGGATCTGGAGGTGGAGAGGCTTATGCTGGAGGAGTAGGACAAGCAACTTCTGGTCAAGGAAATAATGGAGGACCCGCTTCTCAAGGTAATACACAAAATGGAGCAGGAGGTGGAGGTGCTGGCGGAGTAGGTGGAACTGGTAATCAAACTACTGATAGTTCTGCTGGAAATGGTGGAATTGGTATACAGTCTTCAATAAGTGGAACTGCGACTTACTATGCAGGAGGTGGAGGTGGTGGAGAAGGATATAACCTAGGAAATATAAATAATTTAACAAAAGCAAGTGGTGGTTTAGGCGGTGGAGGTGCTGGTGGAAACAATAGAAGTGATTTTACTGGAACTGATGGAACAGCAAATACTGGTGGTGGCGGTGGAGGTGCTGGTAGTGAAGGTAATGCAGTTAGAAATGGAATTGGTGGATCTGGCGGTAGTGGTATAGTAATAATTCGGTATTTGATTTAATTAAATTTTTCTTAATGATATAATAAATGAAGGTGATATAAATGGCATTTCCAGCAACATATAATTTCAATTACTACCGTGGCGATAGTTACGAATTTGTAATTTATCCAAAAAATGCTAATGGAACTGCATTTGATTTAACATCTTATAATTCAAATTTATTTACAGTTGCTACCGCCCGTGGTTCATCAGGAACCTTGGTAGGAACAGGAACAGTAGTTACTGGTTCAACAAGTCTTACATGCAAGATTACTCCAGCACTTGGAGATGCAATGTCTGCAAACAATTATGTTTACGATGTTCAAATTAACAATACATCTGCTTCAACAAAGTATACACTTCTAACTGGTGCAATTACAGTAGTTCAAGATGTAACAGGAAGGGCAGTATAAGTGGCTATAAACTCTGTGCTACAGACTGACTCTATTACAGTATTTGGACCGCCAGAGAGCATCGAAATAGCCCTAGATATAGGTCCTGAAGGTGATCGTGGTAGTTTAATTTATTCTGGCTCTGGAGACCCAAATAGCAACGCAGGAGCCTTCGTAAACGAAGCCCCACAAATAAGCGATCTATATGTTAGAACTGATGCTGGTGGTGACTATGGTGTTGTTTATCAATACAACACAGTTCCAGGCGGTAATGAATGGCAATCTATATTAAAATTTCAACCAATATTATATACAACAATAGAAGAATTAACATTTTCTGGGGGTAGTGCAAGTGTTACTATTCCTATTAGTGATTTTTATCAAGATGCCCCTATAACATTATTATCAGATAATATATCTATTCAACTTACCCCCGAACATTCTGAGGCTATTGCATATTCCATATCAAATAAAGGTATAATTACATCAGGAAGTAGACAGTTATTTTTTGTAGTAAAGGCTAAACAAATAGCAGGTAGCACAACTGATCTAACTGGGAATATTGACTTCAATATCTCTCTTAGTATTGTGTTATAATTTAAAGTAGGTGAACTAAATGGCAGGTCAATTAGTAAGCGATGCATCGGGGTATAATGCCACCGAATTCGATACAAAGATTCCCTCATTAAACGATCAAGCAAATATCGTTGAGGCTTTTAAACTTTATCATTATGGAATTGATGATTATGATGGCACAGAGCCACCAGCAGCAGACAGTATTCACTCACATTTAAAAGATATTGACGATAGATTAGAATTAGTAGAAGTAGAAGATTATGTTCATGCAATTACTGGAACAGCAAATGAAATTGAAGTATCAGCATCAGTTGGCTCAATACAAATTGGAATACCAAATAATTTAACAGTATCTTCAAACCTAACAGTTAATTCTAACTTATCTGTAGGAGGAAATCTTTTTGTATCTGGATCAACCACTTTCGTAAATACACAATCTCTTTCAGTAACAGATCCTATAATTCAATTAGCAACAAATAATGCTGCAGATACCGTAGATATTGGTTTAAGTGGAAAATATATTCAAAGTGCTAGTACACTTTATACAGGATTAGTTAGAGACGAGTCAGATAAAAGATGGAAATTATTTTCAAATGTTAGTGCATCTCCAACAACTCAATTAAACTTTACTGGTGCAGTATATGATGTATTACAATTAGGATCAATAGTTGCAGACAATACAGTTACTACTTCAAACATTGTAGCAACTGGTGTTTCAGATATTAGAATACCAGCAAATACAAGAACTGCTTCTTATGAATTGGTACTATCAGATGTTGGTAAAGTTGTTGAAATGAACGTTGCATCTTCAAATAACTTAACAGTACCACCAAATTCAACTGCCGCTGTTCCTATTGGATCACAAATTACAATTTTACAAATTGGTTCTGGACAAACAACAATTGTTGCAGGATCTGGAGTTACTGTTAATGGTACTCCTGGATTAAAACTAAGGGCACAATGGTCTGCCGCTACTTTAGTAAAAAGAGCAACAGATTCATGGGTTGTTCTTGGGGACTTGGCGGCCTAAAATGCCTTTAATTCTTGGATTGGGTGCTGGTGGTATACAGCCAGGAACTCCTACAATAGGTGTAGCAAATGCTGGAAATGCAGAGTGCACTGTATCTTTTACTGCACCAACATATTTAGGAAAACCAGTAGGAACAACTTATACAGCAACATCAAGCCCTAGTGGAATCACTGGAACAAGTTCAACATCTCCAATAACTGTTAGTGGATTGTCTAATGGAACTGCTTATACATTTACTGTTACTTTAAGTAACGGTGTTACAACATCTGTACCATCAGCAGCAAGTAATTCTGCTACTCCAGTAGCACCACCATTCTTCCCACCGTTCTTTCCACCATTCTTCCCACCGTTCTTCCCACCAAGTTTTGGACCTTGGTTCCCATGGGTACCTCCAAGATTTGCAGGGTGTATAGACTCACAAACTTTAATATCAGTAGTTGGAGAAAATGACACAGTTATAACCAAAAAAGCAGAAGATCTTTTAGTTGGTGACATAATTTGGGCACCAACATATACTGAGTATACAGATGAAAGTGTACAAAGCCCAGAAGAGTGGGAAGCAGAAATGTTAACAAATATGTCTAGAATAAAGACAACTGTTGTAAGTGCAGTTCCTAGTGTAAAACAAACTTTGTATTTTAATAATGATCCAGGAACTAGGATGTCATTTAATCAATTAATGTTATTAAAGCCTAGTGGTGAAAACTGGCAGTATTTAGAAACAAACCAAACTGCTATAGGTGATTATATTATAAGATATAACCCAATGTCTGATTCTTTTGAAGAAACTGAAATAACTAATATAACAATAGATGAAGGCGGACCTAGAACCGTATATGCAATATCGGTAGAAGAGACAGACTTGTTTATTGCTGGAAATATGCTAATTCATAATAAATAGTTGCTTTTTTCTTAAGTCTCCTGTATAATATTTATGTCGAAAGGTTATTATGAAGGCTGCTGATTTAGTATCCCAAAACTTAGGTCAAACATGGTCTAGTTTTGAAGATCTGGGTTCTGGTGTATATGTTTATAGAGATGTTTTACCAGAATCTTTAGATATTATTAATAGAATTGAAAATGTTATGAATGAAGATAATCCATATAATTGGCAACAAGCCATGGTTGGATATAGTCAAGTAATGAAAGATTATAGAGATTGTGTAGATTTTAAATATAAAAAATCTGATCTTTATAATGATGGTAAAAAAGCATATAAAGATTTGGCAAGTTTATGGCAAGATTGTTTTGATAGGAAATTTCCAGTAGTAGAGCACTATAGATCAATTTTTAAAATTGGTGAATTAAGATATTGGGAATCTTTTAATTTTATCAGATATGGCGAAGGTCAACATTTCATGGAACATCATGACCATGGATTTTCTTATAATTGTACAGTCTCTTTAGTTGCATATCCAAATGATAATTATGAGGGTGGAGAACTATCATTTAGGCTTCAAGGATTAAAAATAAAACCTAGGGCTGGAGACTTATATGTATTTCCATCTAACTATATGTATCCACATGTTGCAGAAAAGGTAACTTCTGGAATTAAATATTCTATAGTAACAATGCTTGATTATAGTGAAAAATTTCACCTTCCACAGTTTTATTCAGAAACTGGAAATTAATGTCAGTAATTAATGCATATCTAACTAAAGATGCGTTAAGCATTAAACAGACAAGAGTTAAAAGAAATTGGATGGATAATACATACGATGCACATGCGTATCATTGTTTTCCAATAAGTCTTGCTAACTCTATTGGATACGAGTTATCTGCACCCGAAGATATAACATTTATATGGGATGGTGTAGATGATTCATCTGCTGATCATGTTAAGATTTTAAATGGAGATAGGTGGTGTTATGCAGAAAGAGCAAATGCTTCATTAAGTTTTAATTCTGGAATTATTTTTAAAACAGAAAACAATATAAGCATGTTGCATATGCCTGTTCCTAACTATTTTAATAATTCATATCAAGCATTTACTAGCATAATATCTACTTCTTTTTATGATTCATTTTTTCCAGTTGCTATAAAAATAATTAAAGCAAATGAGGAAATAACTATAAAAGCAGGGGATCCAATTGTAACATTGTTACCTATATCTTTAACAGATATGTCTAATATTGAGTTAGAGTTAAATAATTATGAACTTCCTAAATCATATTTTGACTATCATAATAAAAGAAATGAAGTAAGTGCAGAAATAATTAAAAGTGGAAAATGGACAGATTGGTATAGAGATGCTATTGATTATGATGGAAAATCTATTGGAAATCATGAAGTAAAGTCTTTAAAGTTAAAGATAAAAGATAATAGGAATTCTAATGGATAAAAAAAATATAAAATTTATTAGTAATAGAAGTTGGTTAACTAAAGATAGTATTTCTACTCCAGTTGCTGCAAATAAGATTATGCCAGACTGGTATAAAAAAGCAGATAGATTTGTAAAAAATCCACATACTGAAGAATTTGTTATTGGGGAAGATGGTGGGAAGATGCCTACTTGGAAAGCGTGTCCTGCTGTATTTGATACTATGATTAGTGGATATCTATTAAAAACACCTTGCGATATACATTTTTATTTAGATGAAAATAAAAAAATATCTTGTAAAATTGATGATCCAAACTATCAAGATTTTTGTACACCAAGGCCACCAATGCAACAATTTTATCAACCAGACAATTGTTATTTAGATCATTTTGCATGGTTTATTGATTGGGGAATTATTCTTCCAGAAGGATATAGTGCTTTATATTTGACTCCTATGAATAGGTTTGATTTACCTTTTATTAATACCGTTGGAATAATAGATAATGATAAAATTAATTTATCTGGATCCCTTCCATTTTTTGTAATACAAGGTTTTACTGGAACTATTCCTGCTGGAACACCGTATGCTCAACTACTTCCATTTAAAAGAGAAGACTGGGAATCTGAAATTGTGATAGAAGAACCTAAGAACCTTAATATGAAAAACTATAAAAATAGTAAAAAATATAGAGTTAAAGATGGTGGGGTCTATAAAAATGAAGTATGGGAAAAAAGATCTTATGAGTAAATATGATAGGATATCTATATGAAGTATGCTAATAATTTTGTAAACGATAGGTTTTCTATAACCCCCTCTGGATTTTTTGGAAATTCTCCTGACATGATTCAGTCTAGAGAAAATTTTATGAAGCCTACCGAGTTAAATGGTTTATATACATTTGCTAGTTCAATAAAGGTTTGGGATGTAACAGAGACTCATTATAATGAAGATGGAACTATTATTTATGAATCAGAGTATTGGAAAGATAGAGTAGCAACAAGAGATACGATAATATCTCAAAATATAACAATTGTTAATAGTATAGATAGAATTGTAAAAAGACTTAAAAAAGAAGTAGATGAGTTTTATAATGTTGATGCTCTTCCAACAAATCCAGCAATAGTTAGATGGCTGCCTGGTCAGTATCAGTTGCCACATGCTGACAAAGAACTTCATGAGGGTGATAATGAAGGACTTCCAAATGATTTTCCATATTATGACATTGCAGGTTTATTTTATTTAAACGATGATTATGAAGGTGGAGAACTTTATTTCCCTCAACATGATATTGAGTTTAAACCTAAAGCGGGTGCTGCATATTTTTTCCCAGGTGATAAAAACTATTTACACGGAGTAAAAGAAATAAAAAGTGGAATAAGATATGTTATTCCATTCTTTTGGACAATATTAGAACATAGAGGTAAATAATGTATACCAAGAATGATTTAGTGTATTATAAAGAAGATATTGCAAGAATTGATAATTTTGTAAATTCTAATCAAGCAAAAGACATGATTGATTACTTTGAGTCTATGGCTAGTATTTGGGGAGACGTTGCCTTTTATGGTTCTAAAGGAATGGGATTTGCAGACAGTGATTCTAGACTACCTCAATTTAACTTAGAGCCAGAATATTTTAAAAATATAAGGGATAGATTTAAACAAGCAGTAGAACTTATGTTTGATAGAGAATTAAAACCAAACACTTCTCATGCTCAGAAATGGGATGTTGGGGGATTTGCTGCACCACACTCGGACAACTCAAATCACGATGGAGTCCCAAATGCTTTTGAAATTAATAAATATGTAGGAATTTTATATTTAAATGATAACTATAAAGGCGGAGAATTATACTTTCCAGATCATAGCATTGAATTTAAACCACCAGTTTTCTCATACATAATGTTTCCTGGAGGTCATGAAAATATTCATGGGGTAAAAGAAATATTAGAAGGAACTAGATACACAATGGTTTCATTTTGGGATTATGCAGATGCAGAGTATGATCAAGAAACTATTGATAGATGGAAAAAAGAAGAGGAAGAAGTAAGAAAGCAACAAGAAAAACAAAAGGCTGAATGGGATAAAGGTAATAAAAATGCATAATTTTGAAATAATTCAATATGATAAAATTCATTACTATAAGGGAGTTATTGAAAATCCAAGTATCTTAATAGATCTAATAGAAGATACAGATATGTTTTTAAATAAATCAACAAGTATAGAAAAATGGAAATGGTGGAGAAGACCAGCAGATAACTATGGAAAAATAAAACCAGTCTCTGATTTAATAAAGAATGAAACAAATAGTTTGCTGATTTCTATAAATAAAACAATATCGGATGGGCTTATATCAACAATGGATCACTATAGTAAAACACATGATATTCAAGTATCAAAAGATTTTATGTATGGACTAAACACAAGACAAAGACCTTTAACTATTAATAAATATTTTACAAATGCAGAACTTTCTTCTCATGTTGATTCATTTGGAGACGATAATTCACCAATACTAACCACAGTTATGTATCTTAATGATAACTACGATGGGGGAAGCCTATGCTTTAAAAATCAAAATATAGATATTAAGCCAGAGGCTGGAAGTTTAGTTATATTTCCAGCAACTCCTCCATATTATCATGAGTCTAAAAAAATATTAATGGGTACAAAATATATGGTTTTGCAGTCTTGGTTTAAACCAGAAATAACAAGTTATTTGGGGTTGAAACAAAATGTCTAATATTGATGTAGAAGTATATAAATATGACAAAATTCATTACTATAAAAACGTAATAAATAATCCATCTAAATTAATTGATGTAATAGAAAGCACCGATAGTTATCTTGATGAGCATACAAGTATAACAAAATGGAAAAAATGGTCAGCAAGTAATGACGAGTATGTATTTGGAGAGCAAAAATGGGTACTTGGTAATATGGATAATGAAACTGATAATTTATTATTATTTATAAATAAAGAAATTAAAGACGCTATTAATGAATATTCAACTAGATATGCAGAAGAGCATAAAATTGAACTTGGATACTTAACACCTTTGTCTATAAGTAAGTATTATATGGGAAAACGTATGGGCCCTCATGTAGATTCTTATGACAATAATGACAATGGAAAAGATCAAATATCTCCAACATTGTCAATTGTGGTATATCTAAATGATGACTATGAGGGTGGAGAGTTATATTTTAAAAATCAAAGAGTAACTATAAAGCCTAGTGCTGGAAGTATGGTTATTTTTCCTTCAAATATGCCATATCTTCATGAGTCTAAGATAATAAAAAAGGGAACAAAGTATATGTCCCCTGGATTTTGGTATAAAAAATTATAAACTTTCCCATAAATTCATATCTATAGTATTTAAATCAATAATTTTTTTAACCTCGTATGGTTGAATATTGTTTTGAATATATTTGCTAAGTTTAGAAAATCTTTTATGTTTTTTAGGCTCTGCTATATTGTTATACTTTAGGCTAGTTTTAAAGTTTTCATTAATAAACATATATAGCCTATTCATAAATTCATCCATATTTTCCATTTTACCAACTATGGATATTTTGTTTAAATTATTTTTTGCATCATCGTATCTTGGATCTTTTGTGTCTATAGCAAACCCATCTCTCCAGTATTGCCTATCTTCTTCTACATGTGTGGAAAAACGAATATCGTAATGTTGTTTTATATATTCTTTTGAAGAGGGGTTTGTTAAAAATCTTGATTGTAAGTTATTCTTAACTAGATAGTCAATGTTATCATTATGAACCCATTCATTGAATACCTTCATAATATTGCTAGTCTTTATTGGGAAATGGATCATTGAAAAATGACTAATAACCCTAGTAACAGGATTTCTTAGCGTAGTATATGATAATAGATTATCTATAATATCTAAAGGCTCTATTCCAAAATGACCATGTATATAATTAGATAACTTCATAGTTTCGTAATCAAGATAATCAAAGTTTGCTTTCTCGGTTCCTTGATACATTGACAAATTGGGGGTATGAAAAAATCCAGACTCTTTTAGATTATTTACTATGTATATACCACCAGTCTTGGGTATATGATAATGATATATTTGAGGAGTTATAGCATATCCTTTCAAAATATTAGTATATCACTTGACATGTTTATTTGCAATAGTGTACAATATACATATGTTCTTAAAGGAGGACAAATAATGGAATCATTATTAAACAAGAAAGTATTAGAGTCTGCTCTTAACGCTTTCGTAATTGCCTTAGTCACACAAATCGTTGACTCAGGAATGGATATCACATCACTGACTGGTGACGCAATTGGCACATTGTTAAATTCAGCCGTTGCAGCAGCAGCATGGGTAGTTATCCGTGCAGTTAATCCAAAAGATACAAAATTTGGAATCGGTGCAGTTGCACCAAAGGCTGCTAAGAAAAAGTAAGTCTTATGAGGGGGTAGCAAAAACTATCCCCTCTTTATAATAGAAAGTTGAATATGTCAAAACCCACAATTTGTTATTTAACCTATGATTGGTCATGGGGAACTACACCTTTACAACCAAATGGATGTGCTTGGTATAGATGCCTTTTACCTATGAAGGAATTAGAAAAAAAAGGTTGGGAAGTTGGAATGGGTTTTCCAGGTTTTCATGAAGAACATGGATTTGGATTATTAATTCCAGATAAGAAAGCAATTCATGGTTGGGATATTGTAGTATTAAAATTAATGATGCTTGAAGGAATAGTTGATCAAATTCCTAAAGCAAAAGCCGTAGGGCAAAAAATAGTTATTGACATTGATGATCATCATGCTGGATTAGAAAAAACAAATATGGCATATATTGCTACTGATCCAAAAACTAATGCAAAAAACAATAGAGAACATTACTTTAAATCTATGGATATGGCCGATGCTTTAATTACCTCTACTCCATTTTTAAAAGATTTTTATAAACAAAAATATCCAAATAAACCAATATATCTTGTAAGAAATGGTATAGATTTTCAACATTTTAATATGAGAAAAGATAAGTCTGGTTTGTTTCCTACAGTTGGTTGGGTAGGTGCAACACCTTGGCGATCTGGTGATCTAGAAACACTTAACCCATTTGTTGGTAACTTTATTGAAAAAAATAATTTAAGATTTCATCATTCTGGTGCTATTTTAAATGCTCCAAGTGCTCAAGAACAAATGAGTATTCCAGTAAAAAATTATTCTTCTGAACCAATGAAGCCAATTCTTACATATAGAGAATTGTTTAATCGTATAGATATAGGTTTAGTTCCACTTAGAGAAGTTGAATTTAATAGGGCTAAATCATTTATTAAAGGATTAGAATATGCTGCTGCGGGTGTTCCATTTATTGCTGAAGATATAGAAGAGTATTCATTTTTATATAATGAATATGGAATAGGTAGGGTAGCAAAAACAGAAGATCAGTGGCTATCTCATTTAGAAGATTTAAAGAATCCTAAAACAAGAAATATTGAAAGACAAAATAACTATAAACTTGTAAAAGAATTTCACAGTATGGAAAAACGTGGTAACGAGTGGGACAAGGTTTATAGAGAAATTATAGACCTTTAATACCAACCACGTTTATATTTAAAATCCCAAGCCTTACAACCATCACCATAAATAACTTTTACGTATTCAACCATTGCATCAATTTGAGTATATGGGTTTTCAGTTTTTGTATGATCTACTAGTCCCCAAGTACTGTTTAAAAATTGACCAATGCCAAATGCTGTTGATTTAGGATTCTGTGCCAAAGGATTCCATTTGCTTTCTTTATCAATAATATTAAAATAACAAGATTCTTCTCTTTCTGGAATCATGTCTTTTAGATACTCTTGATAAGCAGCAATTGCAAGGTCAGATTTAGGATCTTCAAACTTAGCCTTAGTGCGTGCTGCAGTACTGCTAGAAGCCTCTCTGGCGGCCTGTACGGCCCCTAAAACACTTGAAGTGGTCTGTCCTTCGGGGACGACCACTAACGGTTCTGCGGGGTATAAAATATATGACCTATCCAGTCGATTTATATAAGTTCCAACAATAATAAATACAATTAATGCTAATAATACTTTCTTCATAAGTTACCTCCTTGAAGAAGCCATTTTTAGTTACCATACTAGTATAACCCTTTTATTCCTTAAAATCAACTATTTTATAAATATTTGTTATATTTGACATTTATTAAATTATGTGCTATTGGCCTATATGTATATATCTTTAATATATTTAATATTATTATTTAATTATTATATATTTAATCTATTCCCTTCCCATCCACCCTTTAATTTTATAGGTTAGATTTAAATTTGTCAATAGATAATTTAATATTTTGAATAATATTTATCCCTGGACTAAAACTAGAATCACAGGTTATGCACTCAAAGTAAACTTCGTCTGATTCATTTACTTTTGTAACAATAACATCGTCTTCACCAAAAGGACATGTGATTTTTTTCACTAATCCTTGGTTTGATAAATCGTTATAAAAGTGAACCTCTTTGGCTGATAACAACATTTGACGCACCTCTTAAAGTAGTGTAGAATACTATTATCTCACAAATCAAACAATCAGGAGTTGTATTACTAATGTCATTTATTAACGAAAACGGGTCAATTACAGATCCATACAAAAACTTTATTCATATCTCAAGATATGCAAGGTGGATAGAAAGCAAAAACCGTAGGGAAACCTGGGTAGAAACAGTAGAACGATATATAAACTTTATGAAGGATCATCTGGTCTTAAACTATGGTTATAGTCCAAATGCTAAAATTTTTGACGAAGTTAAAGAATCAATCTTAAATCATAAAATTATGCCTTCAATGAGAGCATTGATGACAGCAGGTCCAGCCCTAGAGCGTGACCACATTGCAGCATACAATTGTTCTTTTATTGCAGTAGATAGTCTACGTGCTTTTGATGAAGCGATGTATGTATTAATGAATGGTACTGGGGTAGGATTTTCTGTAGAATCAAAATATGTTGATGAACTTCCAATAATTTCAGAATCATTTAATCAAACAGCAACAACCATTGTTGTAGAAGATTCTAAACTTGGATGGGCAAAAGCATTTAAAGAATTAATTGCATTATTATCACAAGGTCAAATTCCAGAATGGG